AAGTGTAGGATTTTCAAATGGTGCAGGAGGTGGCGCAGGTGATGTAACTCTGTTTATAGAGTTCATAACGTTTAACATAATACCTGCCATTAGTTGACTCCTGTCCCATTAATAAACCAGGTATCTGTGGCTACTTTCATTAGTGTAGCCATACCAAAGTTACCTACCGTTCTGGATGCTGATACGCTGTTTCCAGCCAAATATAGAGTTACACCAGATCCAGGAGTTATAGTTAAGTTTGCTGTTCCTTGTTGTACAATACTAACGGCTGTTCCTATGTTAAAACTAACGGTGGCATTATTTGGAATAGTAATTACATTTGCTGAATTGGCACTGTAGTAATGTTTACCAGCGTCCGTTAACGATAAAGTAGCATTGCTAGTGAATATAACTTGTGGAATATCTCTATAACCGATAGCAAAACCATTAACATTAGAGTTAATATTACCAGCTGTTATATTACCTGATGCGGTCATCGTTTGCGAACTAATACTACCAAAGCCACTTAAATACGGGGCAGGACTTGCTACTACCGGACCTGCCACTATTCCACCACTTACTAGTAGCAATCCTCCACTAGGCAATGCCAAATTGCCAGTTTCATCAAAAGTCCATGTATACGTAATATCATCAGTGTTAGTGGCAATACTAATACTGTCGCTGGCACGTAAATCAACAGCGACTGCACCCATAAACAATGCTGTACTATCATCTGCTGTGGTTGTTAAGTATGCTGTGTTAGATCCAAAGCCAACAAGATCCAACTTACTGGCACTTGCTGTAAGTATCGCTCCTGGTACAGTTAATTGACTGTTCGCGCCAAACGTCCATTGTGCAATATTACCAGCACCGTCATTGCTATTGATTATTACACCACCAGTATTGGCCAATTTTACATATTGGTTGTCGTCTCCCAAGAATAAGTCAGTTCCACTTCCAGCCATTAAATGTATGTGATTGCCATCTGCCGCAGTGGGTGCTATTTCTAAATATTGAGAGCTTATGTTGCCTGACGGTTTTAACCTAATACTATTAGCACTAAGGTAAGTACTTTCTGCAATAGTAGCTCCAGCGGGTAATAGTATTGTGCCATCAGTGCCAAAGGTCCAGGTTTGTGTAGTGCCAGCATCTTTAACAACTTTGATGTTAACGTTACCGTAATCAAATTTTAGTTCGCCGCCGCTGCCGCCACTCACACCGCCATTATGCTTTAGGGTCAGGGTGTGTCCCGGAGGATTAGTATTAAATGCAGTACCTATCGAGGTATCTCCTGCAAGAACTGTTGGTAATGTCAGACTACCATCTGTTTCAAATTGCCAACTTGTTGTTCCATTTGCAGTAATTACAACATTGCCATCAACGTTAGGAATATTAATATTACTAGTACCATTTGTCAATGGTAAACCACCACCGCCAGATACGGGAGAACCATTAACTGACAGTTGTCCGTTGGCGGTAACTGTAATTGGCACTCCACCTAAATATATCGTGCTATTACTTAGCCATAAATCTTTCCACTGATTAGCCTCACTGCCTAAGTTATAGACAACATTTGCTCCTGGCAATAATCCTGTACTATTAACTATAGTAACTACATTGGCTTCAGCGGTATTACCAATGAATGTTTTTACAATACCGTTAGTGCTACCAATAATTAAATTACCAATATTACCTAAACTAGGTCCTGTTTGATCATATCCAGTTACATAAAGATATGCATCATTTACAGATACAGTATCACCAAAAAAATCAGGATCTGCGTGATTGCCACCAGTAATACCTAAGTCAACATAATAACTAGCATCATTTCCATTGTCTGAGGTCACAACGATGTCAGCACTTGATAATTCGCCGTCATTGATATTTTGTAAAACTAACTGAGCATAGCTGTTTACGTTTGAATAAATTTGTGTATATGCATTTGGAAAACTACCGAAAGATTGACCATCTGAGCTAACTACTAAATTTCCAAATATTTCAGTAGTATAGTTACCATAGAATCCTGCAAACACATTGCCTTCATGCTCAATAGTAATTACATCTGGTGGACCAGAGGTATGTCGCATGCCACTGTAACCACTACCCTCTGCATAGAAACTATAACCATATGCACTGTTTTTACTAGCAGTGAAATCTGTTGCACTTAATTGTCCATTGAAGTTAAAATCAAATGCATTAGAAACTGTGTTGAAACTCATTCGTTGATTATTGGCCCACAAATATATTGAAGATATTTGTGTGCCATTTGTGGCAGATAATTGTAAATCTGAATTTGCCAACGTTCTTGCTTGAACTGTATTGTTAGCGACGGTATGTGAAATTAATAAATTTGCAGCAGCTAAATTACCAGGACTGCTCAGAGTTCCATTAGAATTAAATGTCCATCTGCGTCCAGCACCAGCATAATCAGTAGTAATTGCTACACTAGTATTGGCAAATATTTCAGTTAAGCCTACATCATCTAACGTAATACCAGTTCTTCCAGTGGCAAAGTTTGCATAGAACAACATTCCCTGCGTTCCAGCAAATTGTATTTCAGCACCGCCAAGATTTGATTTAATATATCCTGGTAACGTTAGATAACTGTTAGTATCTAATACTAGTGTATATGGTGCACTAGTTGTTCCATCAAAAACTGATAACTTTATATTACTAAAATTATTTGTCAGTGCAACATCAGTGGCATCAGATGTTGCAGGCAATGTCAATGACGACCCAGACTGAACCGAACTAATAGTGTACCGATTTATAGCAATATTAGGAGTTATCAAGTTAGAGGTTAATACAACGTTTGCGTTGGTAGGAGACAGTGTGATATTTGTATTTGCTACTGTTCCAGTAATAGTTTGATTGTTAACAACTAAATTACCTATATTACTTACATTTGAGTTTAAAATTGAATAACCACCAGGGGTAATACCATCGTGAACATTCAGTGTATAATTATCAGTGTTGACCGTAAGTTCTCCCTGCGCACCTACATAGGTTGCACTTACATTTGCATTACCTCTTTTAAATTGTACTGTTTTGCTCATAGTTTGTCCACTTTATTTTACTTATCACTTATAGTCTATTCATAGATAGTAACATATTGTCTACGAAATTCAGATTTTGAAATCTATTAACAAATATGTTTATATCTAGTATTGAAATTATTGCACCCGCATTTGCCGAAGCTAGTGACCCAGTTTCCCACATTACGGCAACATATTCTGAACCAGCAAATGGACCAGTGATAGGTGTTCCATTGCCTATTGAAGTAAATGTACCAGGTCGCGCAAATGTTACTTTATTATTGTTATTAGCTAATAAAAATTTAGATTCAACAGTAACTTCGATACTTGAACTACTATAGTCGGTAGTACTTCTTACTATATTTCCACCGCCTATATTAGTAACAAAGTCATCAATGGCGTTATCACGAACACCAAAATTACTATTTTCGCCTAATATGAACATCGCTCCGCCATATTGCAAATACTGATATAATCTGTTAGTTGGATTAGAAGGATTAGTAGCGTATGGACTAGCATAACCAATGTCCCATATATGTGCGTAGTCAAACAGATTATATGTTAATAGATCACTATAGCTAGTCACTAATATACTATTGTAACCCAATGCTGTTTCTCTGGCTGCAATAACTGGATAGATATCTGTAGCGGGATTTATTGCGCCAGAAGCATAATAATTTGTATTGCCGCCTGGCCCATCAGTCAATGGATCATAAAAAACTATTGCAGTTTTTTTATAACCACGATCTGGTTGTAAAAATCCAAATCCTAATCTATTAACACCGTGAAACATTACGCATATCCTGTTGTTAATGCCACAAAATATCTTGATCCATCATAGAACATATTAAGCATATCAATACTGCTTGCATTAAAACTTAGTACTTTGAAATTACTTGCAAATTTATAATCTGAATTTGCAGTTAAAGTTCTACCGCCCGTTCCGTCCTGTGTGAAAATCAAAGTTAAACTCTGACCAGTTTCCATATTTATTGGTAAGTTTAATGTTATATTTCCAGTCAAAGTAGCCGTTTGTACTATCGCTAATGATCTATTGGGTGTAAAACTACCACTAATTGAACCTAGATCATAAATCGAAGATTGTACACCTTCAATTTCTACGGTAACGTCATCTCCTACATTAGTAGTGATTACACCGTTTCCAGTAAAATTAATACTTGATAAATTTGTGGTAACAACAATACTATTACTTTCGACTGTTATTGTTGGACCTTGCGGACCTTGCGGACCTTGTGGTCCCTGAGGTCCAGGTACATTACTTGCATCACCTTGTGGTCCTTGAGGTCCTTGAGGTCCTTGTGGTCCCTGCTCACCTTGTGGACCTTGTGGACCTTGTGGTCCATCAAATCCTATTACACCTTGTGGTCCTTGTGGACCTTGTGGACCTTGTGGACCTTGTGGACCTTGTATGCCCTGTGGCCCTTGTGGTCCTTGCGGCCCTTGAATGCCTTGTTCACCCTGTGGCCCTTGTGGTCCCTGTGGTCCCTGTGGTCCCTGAGGACCTTGAGAACCTTGCGGGCCTTCTGGGCCAATCAAACCTAATGGACCAGCTGGTCCTCTAGGACCTTGCGGTCCTTGTGATCCTTGTGGGCCCTGCGCGCCTTGAGGTCCAGTAGGTCCTTGTGATCCTTGTGGGCCAATTGATCCTTGTGGTCCTTGTGTACCTCTGACGCCTGCTGGACCTTGCGGTCCTTGTGGCCCCTGTGAGCCTTGAGGACCTCGCGGTCCTTGTGGTCCTTGTGGTCCTTGTGGACCTTGCGGTCCAGTCGGTATGTCTAACAAATTGTCCATTCTAGGTCCTTAAATATTACCAAAATCATATATCGCACTTATCGTAGGATCAGCAATCTGTCCTAAATCAAGATTTACTGGAGGATTAACGGGATATGCACTGTTACTAACAAAAATTTGTCCCACTGCACTGTAATTATCATCAACGTAGCCAACTACATTACCGATGCTTGAATTAATCTTTACGTTATATGTGTAAGTTTCACGATCTAATTGAACAAAATCATTTCCACTGATAATCGTATAGCCTAAACCCTGGGGACTATTGTAAATAGTAATATTCGAACTCAAGACGGTAGTAGCATTTGCGAATACATAATCGTCCACAATATTAAATGTAGCACTCATGGTACCCATGTTGATAGGCTTTTGCTCTGAGTTAAGAAATTGAAACTTTAGAACATTATTGATGTTCTTGTACATTTGTATGGTTCGTGTATACACAACTCTGTTCCTTTGATTTGTTGCTATTTCCAACCCACTGGCTGATATATCAAGCTGTATCTCTATCAGATTATCGTAATAGTAACTTACTATGGTTTGCATCTAGTATTTATGATAATCGCGGCAGAAATAAATAGTCTTTCATTCCAAAAATAAATAATGGAATGGAAGAAAATTATAAAGAATTGCTTGATTCTTATCCTTTTTTAAGTTATGTAACTTATGGTGGACAAGAATATATAGGGATAATACAAAATTTAGACGATATAATTACCAGTATTTATGACTACGGTGTAATTAAATTGCAAGATCAAAAAAAATTGTATCTTGAACTAGGAGAAATTTGGTGGTGGGAAAGCAATAGATTGGTGCCTATTAATATATTCTTGAAGTCAGATTGGATTCAATTTAGAGGCACATTAAAAACATTTAATAGTAAAGATGTTGTTATCAAATATGGTCCTGTGCTCAGTTTAAAAGAAGCAGCACAAAAACGCAGTAAGAAAAAATCTATTACACTAGTTAGAAAGATTATTTAATAGATTAATATGCACCGCAGTTAGATGTGCATACGCAACTGCATGTGATTTTTTGTAATAATATGTGCCATCAGTAGGTTTCTCCCATATAGTTTTTCCAACTTCATTCCATGATTTACCAATAAGATGACGTTTTGATGGGCGTATTACGCTAAGAAACATAGCCAATTTCAATATTGAATCAATTCTTTCTGGCATCTTTATCAAACTAGCATAATGATTGTTGATATGAATAACTTGTTTACAAAAGTCAATATCGTAAATTTTATTCCAATCTGGCGTTTGTGCTAACAATTCATCTAGATGTGCTTGTGATTTAATTAATGTATAGACATGTACATTAAGAAAATCTAATTTAACATAACCACGATTTTCTGCCGCTTCGTAATCTATACTAGCAATTTCATTTATAGGATCAATAGGTATATCAGTAAAATACACACCAGTATTGTGCTTAACCCATGCCGCATCTCTATTGATCGCCGCTGGTATATGTTTCAACAATTTAAGTGCCTCGTCACGCGAAGCAAAATCTATGTCAATATCACTGGTAAATTTAATGTTGTTCATGTAGCCAACTTAAACCAACATGCGACACTTGGATCAACAAAAGTAAAAACCACATGTCGTGGTTCTTGAGGCTTCATGCCAGAATCAAAGAAAAAGTCTCTAATATGATTCTTAATTTCCCAAGTAAAATCTTTTTGTTTTACATATCCTGCGTCTGTGAGTTTATTCAATAAACGGTATGCTTCAGGAATGTTTTTAATTTCAATTTTTACTTCGGTCATAGTCCAGCCTCACTCAAAACAGTTTTTAACCAATCAACGTCTTTTTTATGTGTTGAAAATTTCTTCTGCCAAAAATCTGGATCAATATATGGCAATAGTATATCAACTTGCTCTTCATTTAAGTTATCTAAAAATTCAATACCACTAGCACAGTTATATACTATCCATGGACTGATTCTGCCAGATTGTATATGACTTATGATTCTATTTTTCGATCCATTTCTGAAATAGTTATTAAAGCTTGTTATAGTTTGAGATTCATGATCGGCATAATTTTGCATTTCTAGAAAGCTACGATCTAGCGCATCATCTACCGATTCTATTTGTAGATATGACTTCAGCCAATCAGTGTAATATTCTTCTTTTGTCCAGTAATCTAATTTTTTATTGTTCTTTAACAGCCACTGAGTGAAACTTGCAAAGTTTACTGTTCTAATAGCAACCTGATATCTGCCATATTTGACGAATGCTATGTAAAAATCACTACGAACAAAATCATCGTATGTTTTTGCTTTATTTCCAGGCTGTGAAAATTCATAAAATTTGTTATATGCATGATAGCCGAACTGTACGCCTTGTTCCTTTTCTTGTTGAAATCTGCGTTTTAGTTCACACAAATGCGATGTCAAAGTTGATTCACGGACATAAGATTTATTACAGTATTTACATACATATTTACTTACCACGGGTGGTGAATGTTTGCTCATTTCGACATATGCATTTACAATCTGTGTCAACATACTAATCTAGCTCTTTTTTTATATCACTGTCCGACATGCCTAACGAAATTGCCAGCTCATGCAAATCTTGCGTAGTATTTAGATTAGCTAGCAATTCAATATCTTTGAGTTTATGTGTAGGATACAATTTTAACAGAAATTTGATTTTCTTGCTAGGATCGCCAGAACTTTTTTTCTTTGAATTTAGCCAGTAATGTCGTTGATTACCAAAATTAGGACTTACCGCAGTTAGTGCTAACCATTGCAATTTTGGATGCTTGTTTAGAATAAAGAAATTTATGTTTACGTATTCATTTACCGCACGTAAATACCATTCTTGTAGTTCAAACGAACCTTCAATATTTGCGCCATATTTTAGCAGTAGGTATGCACTGAACTTTTTCTTCTCCTCATCTGACAAATCATCATAAAATGCACGATTTTTTTTATTTAGGGCGGCAAGTTCGCTGGCAAGACTTAAACGATCACTCATTTTTGTGGTGTGTGAGGAAATTGATATCCATATTGAGAATAAATCCAACGAATGAACAGGTCTATTGACTGTTTATTATCTGGATAACTTTCTAAGAATATTTTTGCCAGTCTATCTATAGTTTGTATGACTTCTGGTTCAGTATACATTTTTACCATGCTTTCGTATAGTTAACGATTTCACATTGTCTACTAATATCTTTTACAAAATAAACACACAATGATCCATTGGTATTTGTTTCTAGTGGAACAGCTAATAGCTGACCAGATTTTAATTTAGGAAAATACCATTTAACGTCCTGATAGATGTCAATTACTTCGACGGGTAAAAATGTAGGCCTAAAACTAGATAGAGGATTAAATGCAAAAGCACTAAAACCACGATCATTAATTGACGTTAGTGGTACAACTTCTAAATCGCCTACCTCTGATTCACCTATTAATAATTGCCAA